GATATTTTTATTACAACCTATTTTGCAATGGATATTAGTGCTTATGGGTAATAATACAGTGTTGCCCTTGTTGCAAACTGATGTTTTAATGGAGTTAACATTTGCCCTTTTAGGTATGGCAGGATTGAGAAGTTGGGAAAAAAGTAAAGGTTTAACTAAATGAACTTAAGTCCTAATTTTACATTAGAAGAATTAACGCATTCTGAAACAGCAGTGCGTTTAGGTATTGACAATACACCTACAGTTGAAGTTATTGATAATTTAAAATTTCTTTCAGGGAGATTAGAAGATGTTAGAAGTATATTACGTTGTCCTATGCTTATTAGTAGTGGTTTCCGTTGTCATGTTCTTAATGATCATTTGGGAAGTAAGAGAACTTCCCAACACACTACTGGAAATGCTGTGGACTTCATTGCGCCAAGTTTCGGAAACCCTCGTAGCGTGGTGGAAGAAATTATTAAGCACACTTCAAAAATTAACTACGATCAAGTAATTTTAGAATTTGGCAGATGGGTTCACATATCGTTTGTCAAGGATAATCCACGAAATAGTGCATTAATCATTGATAAAAATGGAGCAAGACCATTTGAAAATTTTATTTATTGACATCGAAACCAAAGCATCGGTTATTTCCACATGGGGTATATGGAATATTAATGCTGGATTAAATCAAATCATTAGTCGTGGAAAAATGATATGTTGGTCTGCTAAGTGGAAAGATAGTCCAGAAATCATATTTGATTCAGATTGGACATCTACTCATAAACAGATGGTAAAACATATTTGGAATTTATTAGACGAAGCAGATGCGGTAGTGCATTACAATGGTCAGGCATTTGATTGTAAAGAGATCAATAGATCATTCTTATTGTTAGGTATGCCACCACCCAGTCCATATAAGCAGATTGACCTACTTCGAGTAATTAAAAGAAACTTTAGATTTATATCTAATAAATTAGATAACGTAGCACAAGAGTTAGGCATAGGTTCAAAGATAAAACATTCTGGAATGGATCTATGGAATGATGTAGAAAAGAAGAATCCAGAAGCAAGAATGTTGATGCAAGAGTATAACGAACAAGATACCTTATTATTAGAAAAACTTTACACAAAACTAGAAGCATGGTTAGGTGGGTATATTAATCATAATGAATATTCAGAAGTTAATGTATGTCCTACTTGTGGCAGTTCTCATATTAATAAACGTGGTTTTAAAAAAACGAACACTCAAGTTTTCCAACAATATAGGTGCATGTCATGTGGATCGTGGGCAAGAAGCAACAAGGGGATCAAAGAAAAAAGAAAATCAGAATCAATTGTCAGCATAAGGTAAAAATTATGGACATTACAGAAATTGCAGAACATATGACTGGATGCACAATCGAAGAGATTGTCATAACCTATGGTGAAGATACAATGACAATTTATCTTGATAGTGGTGCAAGCATAGAGATTATAGTAGACTCTATCTATGCAGACATACCCAAACTTGACGATTAAAACATTACCTGATGGTAACCAAGTAGATAATTATAGTAAAGAATGGATGCTTTATTGTGAAGCATTAAGTCTATCTAAGAAATCTTACTCTAAAAGAGTAGACTTCCTAGACAAACTTAAAGACTTGGAGAGAACAAATAAAATCAAATACTACTTACAACTAATCTGGGATTTAAAGAAGCGTGACTATGAGCGCAGTAAAACTCACAACCAAGAACTTTTCCCACCAAACTAAACCTGAAAGCATATTCGACTCCTTTCATATCAACACTCATTAATGTTGATTTTGTTGTCTGGAAACATCTTAAAATGTTTACCAGTAATATCGTGACTGATCTCTATCCTCACAGACCCATCACTTTCTTTAAAACAATTTACTGTAAAATGATCACCGTTAATAATTAATTTTCTATTTTGCATTCTTGCATAACCCTTCCAATTTATAGAAATCTATCCCACACCACCATTTGTTATGTTCTCGGTGATAAAACTTTGCTGGACTACCACATACGTGACAAACCTTACCCTGTAACTTAATTTTCGTCATGCAATGAATCTTCTATCCAATCCTCATCAATCACTGGAGACCCATGCCTTCTTGCTTTTTGTTCAAGTATTTGATTAAGTCTTTCTTGATAAGATTGTTTTTCTGCATCACAATACCAATTTTGTTTATCACACTCTTGTATGCAATTTCTTAACCAAGTTTCTTCATCAACATCTTTTTCAACTTTATAACCTCTTCGATCAAGATATTTGTATTGATCACCTTTACACTTACCTCTAAATTCTTCTGGGGTAAGTTTCTTTTTCATTATTTCTATTGTTTCTAAACCACCTCTTTTATAGTGGTCTGGGTTTATTGGATCGCTCATATGAACTCCTTGCCATAGTTAAAAAGTAAATTAGGAGGTATTAACCACGCTTTTTTTGCACTGCTATCACCATCCATTGCACCATCCCAATATTTAATTTTGTCTAAATTGACAAATATACAATGTAATATATCACCTTTTTTTAAAGAATGAAACTTTGTTCCATCCCAAATTAACCAGTAATCTGCTTTGCTGACACATAAAGCAGTTTGTTTACCATTCATTTCAAACTCAATAATAATATTAGTATAATTTGGTTTAATATACAAAGGGCATGACTTTACTTCTATTTTTAAATCTTTTTCTGGAATATAAATATCATAGTCTGAAAAGTTACCTTCTTTCTTATATGCTTTTGGATAATATTTACGTATACGTTCCAGTGCTAACTGTTCAATACGTTCGCCTTCTGGAAGTCTTTTGTCAAAATTATTCATTGTTAATAACCAGATTTCCATCAAGCACTTCACATACAACATCTTTTGCTTTTGTGTAGATTGCTTGATCAGGATCAATTTTCATCAAAAGTTTTCCTTTATGACATATTAAATCTTTTGGAGTAATCTTCATTGTAATGTAAGCATTTAAACTGATCCCAGTAATCAATATTAAAAATATAAATAGAACTACAATTTTCATTATTTTCTTTAGCATAAACTAATCCCTCATGTTATGTATTACATGTATTACATTATATAATCACATACAAATCTAATAGAAAGGAGATCTACTATGTGGACAACACCATCAGCAACTGAAATGCGTTTCGGTTTTGAAGTAACAATGTACGTATGTAATAAGTAATTATTGTTAAATAAAAAAATAGGGGAACTCATAATTCCCCTATTAATTTTCTGTATTTCTTACCGTTGTTTCTTATCCAATAAAAATCTAAAATTACTTTTGCTTTACCTTTTGTATTCCCAATAAAAGAAGATGCATGATCTGGTAAGTAAATTATGTTTTCTTTTGGAATATACCTAACAACATTAAAATGGGATGTCTTCGACTTCACTGACAACCTCACTTGTAGATTTAGATGATGATTCAGTGTCAATAGTTATTTTTCCACTAAAAAACTTTTCACCTGTTTTTCCATTGGTTTGTAACCATGCACCAAGTCTTTGTTCACTACCATCTTCCATAGTGATTGTTCCAGTATAGTCTGGAGTTTTATCACCTTCTTGTTTATAAGTATTTTTACCTAAGGTAAAAGATCCAATTTCTTTATATCTTGCCATTTATTTCTCCTTAATAGAATTTAACATTTGTTCAATTTCATCATTGAACTTTATAACTTCAGTTTCCAACATCTTAATGTAATCATCATCCCTCTCAACACGAACAATATACAACTGCAAGTCTTTTGGAAACGAAGGGTTGTAAGAAACAAAGTCACAAAAACTACGTTGAGTTACGCAAAGTCCCCATTGCATCTGAGGGTAGTATTTTGACGGTGCTTGTTTCTTCATTAAAGTATTAGTGTGGGTAGTTTCTAGCGGAGACTTGATTTCAATAATTCCATCGTCTCCCACTAAACCATCAACACTAACACCGCTCCAAGAAATATTTGAATGTTTAAGAAATCCAACCTCTTCAACATCAATTTTCTTTTCGAGTTCGTATAACATACGTGCATCAGGTTCACGATCAATACCTTGTTGCATTATGTTATTAAAATATGTTTGCACTGGTTGACCTGTAAGTCTTTCTGTCACCAATTGCAATTTATAGTTTGATCTGGATTGTGCTTCACCAGTTTTAATTTTTGCAATTACATCTGCCATCCTTGATCCAGTAATGTGACCAACTCGTGCTTGTAACCACTCTTCTGTTCTTTGTTCCATCATTCATTCTCCCATTTTGACATACTAGAGTTATTATAAACAACTCCATGTAATTTAGAATCATAACTTATAAATTTACTATCTTCAACATTATGTCGTTGAACACTTTTAATTTTAAAGTTATTTAATATTTTTTCTTTATTATAAAACATCTCAGCAAGCAAACAAGTTTTATCTAATTTATGATAGTAAGTATAACTTTTAGTAGGTGTTGAATCTAATATGTTTGCACCAATTAATCTTCTTAATATGTTACGAACTGTTTGATATTCAAAACCAATCTCATTAGAAATTTGTTTACAACATTTTTTCTTATTCCCAATGCAATCTAAAATTTTATTTACCAACTGCAATCTTTTTACTTTGTTGCCATGTATGTCTGTAAAGATATGTTCATCGTTATGATACGTCTTCAATTTTACACTCCCATCTTTTGCTTTTGTTTTTAAACCATCCCCAGACCTCAACTCGCCATCCTGCTTTGCGAATTGCATTTATGTTTTTATTGTTTGCTATCTTGTTTATACGACTGCTGATGTTACTTTTGGAAGTACATTGGACTGCTAACACCTCTCCATCATCAGAGATCGCTAAAACGTCTATAAAATTAAATAAATCTATACGAACTTTTGCAAAAAAATTGTAATGCTCACAAACCTGAACAGTATTGTAACCTTCACTTTTTAATTTTTTTAAAGTCAGTTGTGTTGGACTTGTTGGCATCTTTTTCCTTTTTAAATATTCGATCAAAATTTTCTTCAAATGTTTTTCTGTCCGTAAAAGGACGTGGTGAACTACCTTTGCCCATTACTTAATCTCCTTCTTAATTAAACCTTCTGGTAAGTTAATATAATCCTCAAATAAACAAGTCGTATAAGGCGCATCTTTGTAATGCTCTTTAACATAGTCATTTGCTACTGCGCAACTTGTAAAATGTCCTATATATTGTGGACTATCCATTTGCATATAAACTACAAGTACGTATTCAAACATATCAAAACTCCATTATTATTTGAGTTGATGGTTTATGTATTACATCATATCTATTAGTATTACCTTTTGGATATGGTAATACAGGATACTTAAGTAATTTTTTAAATTTTTTCTTATCTGTTTTGCTTCCATGAAAAAGTATATATCTATGTTTTCTTGCTCGTTCAACATAATAAAAATCATTTCCATATTTTTGCTTAATTTTTTCAAGAGTCATTCCATCAGATATTGTTTTACTATGTTTATGTTCAAGACCTTTAATTGCCCAATCAACTCTAGCTTCAGATAATCCAGTGTATAAAAAATTAGTCGCTTGATATACATACCCAACATGACCTTGTGATGTATCAGCATATGAAACTACAATAGTTGGTTTTGGCAATTGTTTTATAGAATTAGAAACTAAAAAACTAGATTGATTTTTATCATTATTAAGTAAACACAATCTATTTAATTCTAAAACAATTTCAGAATATTCTTTACCGCATATTCCCATACACAGTGATGGAGATGCTGGAATGCCATAAGTTGTTACACCTATTAGTTTGTTACCATCATACAAACCAAATGCTTTCATAATTTGTGGTATTCTTTTTGCATAGTGCATATTTAATAACCAATCATATGTTTCTTTTGGTTCAATTGGAATTACGTTCATATTCTTTCCTTTATCCAATCTAATAACTCATATTCAGTGCCATATTTATCTATCCACGTCTTCTTCCCTGAATGAAACCCATCGTTACCTTGATGGTGTTCATGGCATAGGGGTAAGCAATTGTCCCAACTGTTGCGTTGACCCTTACCTAAACCCTCCCTAATGTGATGTATACATGGCGGAGTGATTGCATCGTAGTGTTTACGACACACGACACAACCAAACTCTACCAGTTTACCAATCCACTCTTTTTCACTCTTTTTCAAAATTAAATCCGTATTGTCCTGCCCAGAATTTAATATTATCTAAATACTCATTAAATTCTTTAGTATTTAAATTTGAAGTGCTACGAATAAACCCAACACTTTCATTTTTGATTTCTTTCATTTCGAACAAAAATTTATATGCCATCAATTTGTGCATGTCATTTTTGTCGTATCCGAAATAGTCTCCCATTGCAGTAAGCATTTCCCAGTAATACTCATTTTGATCCATGCTTCTAATGCTTTTAGGTTTTCTCACAATTACCTCCCACACTTGGGTTAAATCTAGTTCCCTTAATTTATTTATTAAGTTTTCTAGATTGTTTTTGTTCATTTTGAAATTTAACATATTTATTTTTTGCATCCCAATTAAGTGATTTAAAAATACGACCATCAGATAATTTTACTCTGTAATTTATGTCGTCACCAAATTCTTTTTTCATCCACAAAAGAATTTCTTTCATACTCTTATCTTTCCAATTATCGTTCATATCGATCCCTATAAAGTTGTGTTGATGAATCGAAGAATAGTCCATACTCACCTTCTCCGTCCCCATGTCTGTTTTTTTGAATAATAATATGTGCATCAAACATCCTTTCCTCATCTGCTGTCATTTGCAATGGATCAAGTCTTTCTTTAGGTTTATTTCTCCATACAGCAATGCAATTATCGCAAAGGTTTGTTATTGAACTTGAACCTAACACAGACATTTTGTCAGGTTTGTCGTCCTCTGTTGCACCTTTACGACTATGAGCAACTAAATGTAAATGACATTTTGTTTGTCTCGCAATCATGCTAAGTTTATTTACAAACGACTTTTGACCATTGTAATCGTCCTCAGCAATAGATTGCACCTTCATAAGAGAATCTATGAGCGTATGCTCAATGCCTAATTTCTCACTAGCATAAAGCAATAAGCTCATTAAACGATCCTCAGTTACAGTGTTTTGAAAGTCATAAATCCAGAGTTTACCAACTGCACGCTCACACCATTCTTTAATCTGCTGTGGTTCTGGAAACTCAGATTTAAAACACTGTCTTGTCATCCTAGCAATTAACGATACTGGTGACATTTCTGGTGACACAATGCAAACCTTCTTACCTTGTGCCATAAGATTTTGAAATACTTGCCCAAGAAAAAGACTTTTACCATGACCATTGATTCCTTGCCAGATAGTTACCTGACCTTCACCAAGTCTAAAACGATTATCAATTTTTTCAAAACCTACCTTGTCACCTTGTAATGCTCCACCGTTAGCAAAGTATTCTAATACGTCATTGATAAAATAATCTGGTGATTTTAATTCAATATGCTCGTCTCCGTCCCTCTCGTTTAAGTAATTGTCAAAATCAGAATCTTGGATGATTAATCTTTTAAGTCGATTGTCATCCAGTGCTTTAGCACCTTTTTCTAACCTAGACATAACTCATATACCTCTTTTAAACGTTGTGATGCTAATAATACTCGATCTTTATCTTCCTCAGTAATATTTTTGCCAGCAACAATATCAACTGCGCATAAAGCAACAATTAAAACCTCTTGTCTCATTGCCACTAAAACATTGTGTGCATTAAATCGTTGTGGTTTATATTCCTTACCATCATCTGGAAAAAGATCAGATAACTCAATACCAATAGCATTACAGATTTCATCAACAGAAGATCCACCAAAGTCATGCAATAAGATATTGCCATTAGTATCGTATTTAATAAATAAACTTGGTGTTCGATCAGATCGAGTGGGCGAACTTGCTACCCACTCATCTGTTCCAATCTTCCGAACCTTTTGTAGTCTGTTTAATAGGTCATTGATCTGAATCATCGAACTCAGTCTCTGAATAGATAAACCCATGTAAACCTACGACTTTAAGAACTGCTCGATCATAGGCACGCTTCTCTGCCATTGCCATAGGGTAACTGGTTTTATTGTT